AAACACGGCTTTTTCGCCCAATACGCGAGAGCTAGAGAGGTCGGTCTGGATGAAATGGCCGACGAACTGTTCGACATTGCCGACGACTCAACCCGCGATACGTTCGTTGATGATAACGGTAATGAGCGCACAAATTCCGAAGTAGTCGCCCGTTCTAGGCTTAGAGTTGACACTAGGAAATGGTATCTATCCAAGCTAGCCCCTAAGAAATACGGGGATAGGATTACGCAAGAGGTAGTAGGAGAAGGCGGCGGGCCTGTAAAGGTTGTATCTGCTGACATGACCCCGCAAGATGCGGCAAGGGCTTATGCCGACATGATCGCTGCTGAAAACAAGAAGTAACCAAATGGAAAGCGGTTTTGACTTTCGCAATCCTGATTATTCAGCCATATTTGCCGCAAGGGCAAGGAGGCTTCAGCATATTCGAGATAATCCTGCGTCACTTCCTGCATTAAAAGAGTATTACCGGCAGAACATCGCTCAGTTCATCACAGATTGGGGATGTACTTTTGACCCTCGAAATCCAGAAAAGAAACTCCCATCAGTCATCCCGTTTATTTTATTCCCCAAACAAGTTGAATGGATAGAATGGTTTATTGAGCGATGGGAGAATGGGGAGAGTGGGCTAACTGAGAAGTCTCGGGATGCTGGGGTATCCTGGCTATGCATTGCAGTGGCTTGTTCGGTTTGCATGTTCAATGAGGGCGTTGTGGGTGGGTTTGGGTCTCGCAAAGAGGAATATGTAGACAAAATTGGGTCTCCGCATTCCCTGTTCGATAAAGCCCGCCAGTTCCTTTCACTACTTCCCAGAGAGTTTACCGGCGCATGGGAAGCTCCGCACATGCGGGTATTGTTCAAGGATACAGGCTCAAGCCTTACAGGCGAATCAGGTGATGGTATTGGACGGGGTGCAAGAACGTCATTCTACTTTGTGGACGAATCCGCTTTCCTTGAAAGGCCGCACTTAGTCGAGGCTTCGTTATCCCAGACCACAAACTGCCGTATTGATGTATCAACCCCTAACGGAATGGGGAACCCATTTGCCGAGAAGCGTAGAAGCGGGAAGGTCAATGTTTTCACGTTCCACTGGCGGGACGACCCTCGAAAAGGTGAAGAGTGGTATGCGGCGCAGAAGGAAAAGCTAGACCCAATTACCTTGGCACAAGAGGTAGATATTAACTATGCCGCATCGGTTTCTGGCGTACTTATCCCATCGGAATGGGTGCAAGCAGCGATTGGTGCAGATGAAAAGCTGTTTATAAGCCCGTCAGGCATTAAGAAGGGCGCTCTTGATGTAGCGGATGAGGGGAAGGATGAAAACTCGTTTGCGGGCCGGTTTGGTATGCTTTTGGAGCATTTAGAGAGCTGGCATGGCGAAGGTTCAGATATTCTACAAACGGTAGAAAAGACATTCCTGCTATGTGACGAAAATGGATATGGAACGTTCGATTATGATGCGGATGGACTTGGAGCTGGAGTTAGGGGCGATGCCCGCATGATTAACGAGCGCAGGGAAGAAAACAAAGAGAAACAGATCACAGTTAGAGCGTTTAGAGGCTCTGGGTCGCCTGAAAAACCTGACGCTCAAGCTATTGACGGGCGAAAGAATAAGGATATGTTCGCCAATGCCAAGGCGCAAGCATGGTGGATGCTTAGAAAACGGTTCCAAGAAACTCACAGGGCAATAACAGAAGGCAAAGCCCCTGACGATATTGACGGCCTAATATCAATCAATCCTAAGTTGAAACTGTTGACACAGCTCACAATGGAGCTATCCCAGCCAACATACTCAATAAATGGGAGTGGGAAGATATTGATAGACAAAGCCCCGGATGGCACGAAATCTCCTAACTTAGCGGACTCAGTGATGATTGTCTATTCATCATCGGCCATGAGCGCAGAAGAGAAGAAGGCCGCAAAGAAGAGTAAGGAAAGAGCTATTAACCCATACGCTCACGCCCAAGGCTGGATGGCATGATGAAAACATATAAACGCTATGGAAAGGCAATACTTCGATCTAAAGCAGACCGATTGCGTTACATTCGAAGGCTAGCAAAACAGCAAAAATATGCACGATAAATCGGGTTTATATGCAACGGATTTGATATTTGCTAATACTTTGCGCAATTCCTTGTTTTCAGGTATCATGAGACAATGTAAGTGTGTGTTTTATCAACCCTTAACGCCGTGAGGCGCTTGGAGAAATAACATGATTCTGAATACTTCCCGTAGATTGACTGTAAATCTGACGACTGCCGCCACGTCGCTGAACATGCCTGTTCTGGTGGATTACATGGACTACAACGGCACCTCTATGCGTCCTGGCACTCAAACATCCACGACTAACGGAACTTCTGTGGTGAGTATCGCATTCGCCCCCGATAATCAAACCCAGCGCGAAATCACGCTGATTCAAATTTACAATCGAGATATAGCTGCAAAGACGTTGCAGATCGCTCTGATTGACAATGGAACAACTTTTAATCTTCAAGATGTAACCCTGCAAGTTGATGATGTTCTAACTTATACCGATGAGGGCGCATGGAAAGTAACTGACGTAAACGGTAACACTAAATCCACTTCTACCATTGCTGGACTTCTGTCCACTTCTGCATCTACCGGAATTGGGTATGCTACCGGAGCCGGTGCCGCTGTAACTCAGATTACCAACCGCTCTACCGGCGTGACGATTAATGCGGTATGCGGAACCATTACGACCGATACAACTTCTCTGGCCGCTGGAGCAAGCGCAGAGTTTACGGTGACGAATAGTGCTGTAGCGATTGGCGACGTTGTTGTGGTGTCTCAACGTTCAGGCTCTGCTAACGTTGCTGGAGTTGCTGGAACAACTATTGTTGAGGTCGTGACTGTAGCGGCTGGTTCGTTTATTCTGTCGGTGAATAATAACTCTTCTACCACTGCGGAGACTGGCGCTATCATCTTGAATTTTGCTGTAATTAAAGCTGTAGCAGCTTGATAAGGAAAAACTCTAAAACATGAAAACTGGCACAATCCAACTCGGTAACGCAACGATGCATATCGGATATTCGCAGATCGTTCCCGGAAACCTAAGGGGATTTGCGAGAGAGCTTACTGAGTTTCATGTGCCTGAAGAGTTTAGAGGGAAGGGCGAAGGCTCAGAATTAATGAAGGCAGTTTGTGAGCAAGCGGACGATAAAGATATTCTGTTGATTCTGATTGCGGATACTGAAAAGTTGGAATTGTATTACGGACGATTTGGATTTATGGCTATTCAGAAAGAACCTACTCTGATGATTAGGAATCCGAAGAACGCAGCAACGGTTATGCACTAATGACCGAAATGCATATAGGTGTGCAACCGGACTGTTAATCCGTGCGAGGTAGGTTCGATTCCTACTCGGTCAGCCAGTTACAATAACTCCAACTCCGTGAGGGGCCGAGGTAAAGAATGGAAGAAAAAAAAGTCAAGCAAGACGTTGAAGGCGTTGTAGAGCGCGCGAAAAAGAATTTCGAGTCTGCTAAAGAAATCTTCAGCCGTTCTCGTGAATTGGCTATTGAAGATACCCGTTTTGTAATGGGTGATTCTACCAATATGTACCAATGGCCTGCCGACATAGCAAAGAATCGGATAGGTGATCGCAAGGTGATGCTTACGATTAACTTAACGGCTCAGCATTGCAATCAGATCATCAACCAAATTAGGCAGAATCGCCCATCTTGCAGGGTGATGCCTGTTGATAATTTCTCAGATAAAAAGACTGCCGAGATTCTGGCGGGGCTTGTCCGAAATATCCAATCCACAAGCAATGCAGACGATGCCCATGACATAGCGGCGATGCACTCAATCTACGGGGGTGAGGGCTATTGGCGAATCCTGACCGAGTACGAATCCCCAATGTCGAAAGACCAAGTAATTAGAATCAGGCCGATTAACAACCCACAGCTTGTTTATATTGACCCTGATGCGCAAATGCCAGACAAATCTGATGCGCAATGGGGATTCATTTTTGAAGACGTAAAGAAATCAATGATTGAGCGGGAATACCCAGACCTCAAAAATGAAATCTATAGCTGGCAGGATGATAATAACTCTCAATGGGTGACGAAAGACACAGTAAGAATCGCCGAGTACTATGAGGTGGAGTTTTCACCGGATAAAGTTCTATTTCTTGAAAATGAAAAAGCGATACTTGAAAGCAAACTCGTTGATGGCGTAAAACGAATTGGTGATTTTATTGTTTCTGATTCTGGTGAATCTATCGCAATCATTGATGAGCGAGACACTACGATAAAGAAATGGAAATGGTATAAGTTAGTTGGTGGGCATGAAGAGCCTGTAGATTCTCGTGACTGTCCAGGTGACTATCTTCCTATTGTTTCAGTTGCCGGAGTTGAGGTTAATGTAAACGGGGAAATAATCCGTAAAGGACTCGTGCGGGACATTAAAGACCCGGCACGAATGGTGAATTACGCGTTCAGCGAATCAGTGCAAACCATTTCTCTTCAAAATAAAATCCCATATATTGCTGCGGCAGAAGCAATTGAAGGCCATGAGAATGAATGGGGAAATGCCAACCAGAGTAATAAAGCATTTCTTCCATACAATGCTTATGACGATGAAGGCAATCCAATTCAACCTCCTCAACGTCAGCCATCAATCACAATGCCTGCCGCACAACTTCAATTGCTACAAGTCGCAACCGAAGAAATGCGGGCAGCATCTGGACAGCAGAATGCAAATTTTGGAATTAGGTCTGAGGCCTCTAGCGGAGTAGGGATTCAACGGCTGAAAGTTCAAGGTGAAATAGCAACATTTCATTTCCCTGATAATTTGGCTCGCGGTCTTAAATATGAGGCTGTGGTAATTATCGACCTAATCCAGAAGACATACGATACAAAACGAGTGGTTCGTATCCTTGGCTTGGATGGCTCGCATGAAAATGCTGTACTCGACCCAGATCATCCACAATCTTATAGTGAAACACAAACTACTTCTGACGATATACAAAAGATATTCAATCCGTCTTTGGGCCAATATGACGTAGTGATTGACACTGGCCCTTCGTTCCAAACTCAACGCCAAGAAGGTTATGCGTCCATGATGGAACTCGCATCACGCAGCCCTGCGTTGATGCAGATCGCCGGAGACATCATTATGCGCAATGCTGATTATCCAGGCGCTGATAAGATTGCTGACCGTTTAGCTAAAGCCCTTCCTCCTAATCTGCAAGAGCAGAAAGGCGGCAAGGACGAACAACTCGCCCAAGCAAGCCAAATGGCTCAACAGATGGGGCAACAACTCCAAATGATGAACATGCAACTGCAAGATACCCAAACGAGATTGCAACAAGCTGAAAGCGGAGTGCAGAAAACTCAGCTTGAAATGCAATACAAGATGGAACTTGCGCAGTTCGACGCTCAACTTGAAGAACAGAAGCAGATCAGGGCTTTAGAGGCCCAATTCAGGCTTGAGGAATATCGCGCACAGCTTGAGCAGCAAAAACAAGAAAGAGATCGGCAAGCTACCTTATATCAAGCCCAAATGGATGCAAAGGCTAGACGCGAGGCCGAAGAGTTAGCAATGGCTGGCGAATTGTCTAGATCGCATCAAGAAGCCTGCAAAGAAGTTCAGATAGCCGATATGGATAATCGAAGCCGTGAGGACATTGCAGAATTAAACGCTTCTGTAGAGCTTGCCAAGGCTGGGATGGAGAATGCTGCTTTGACTGCTGATGTTAATCAGGATTTGAAAGAGGATTAGGACTACGGGTAATACATCCATGCCTCTGGATGAGTAGTACCATATAGCAATAAATTCGTTGCTCGTTTTTCTATTTCTTCTCGCATTTCTTCTTCACGTTGAACAAGAATTCTATTCATTATTCTGGACATTCTATTGTTGTATTCCCATTCTTCTTTAGTCCATGTCCTGCATTCTTTGGGGTCTGGATAAACATATCTCATTTCACTTTCTCCCCATAAGGCGGCAACCCCATAGCATAAGCAGAAGCAGCAAGAGCTATTGGTTTGGGTATTGGCGTTAGTCCTTTTTCATAGTTTGCAATAGTCTGATACGAGCAAGAGAACAGGAAAGCAGCGGCTTTCTTTGTTAGCTTGAATCGCTTGCGGAATGAGAGTAGATCAGTTGGGGTCATTCGATTGTCTTTGTTAGAAAGATATGGACAGGAGGATTGCAGGAAGTTACAGCTACCAACGTTTCAAGAGTTTTATTTAATTGCGAATGAAGCATGAGATTTTCTAACCTATGCCGTTCGCGCAAGTCATAAATCTCTCTACGCAAGGAATCAATTTTTCCATCGCAGTATTCCAATTCTTTTCGGAGTTTGGAATTTTCCGCAATTAATTCAGATTCATTCATCATTAGGCCGCCCCTCATAAATAATGAGCCAATAATACCACGAATTAGCCATAATTCAAAGAAAACAGCAAAAGTAGGCAATTCTATCGCTTGTTATTTCACTAAGTTATTGATTCTGCTATACTCACGACAGAAGTAAAAAGCCAAGAGGGGCATTCCTCTGCCTAATGTCGCGAGACACTGGAGATGTTAATGAGCGAGACTCAAGAAGCAGCACAAGAAGCACAAGTAGAAGCGCAAGAAATTGCGAATCAAGAAGCACCAGAAGCAGCACTGGACAAAGCGGCGACTGATGAACAGGAAACTGAGGCCGGTTCACAAGAAAAAGACACTCAGGCGGATGAGAGAAAGTTCACTCAAGCAGAGTTGGACGACATCATCAAGAAACGAATTGCGAAGGCCACGGCCATAGCAGAGCGGAAGGCTTCAAAAGCTTATGCGGAAAAACTTGAGCAGCTTGCGGTTAAGCCTCAAGAGCAACGCCAAGAAGTGAAAGCCGAAGGTGAGCCTAAACTTGAAGATTTTGAGCAAGTTCAGGATTACGTTAAAGCCGTAACTAAATGGACGATGCAAAACGCCCAGCAAGAGCAGGCGAGACAAACAGAAGAGCAGAAAGCGGTTCAGTTTCAGAATGAAGTTCGGGCGAAGGCTCAAAGTGTTTTTGAGTTGGCGGAACAAGACCCAGAATTTGATAATGAAGTATTCGAATCTCTGCCGATCTCCGACCCGATGGCTTTTGCCATTATGGACAGTGAGATTGCTCCGAAGTTGATGATTCACCTGCAAAACAATCCAGACGAAGTAACGAGGATTGCGAAGTTGCCCCCTGCAAGGCAAGCGGCTGAAATTGGGAAGATTGAGGTTAAACTCTCTGCTCCGAAAGAAGTAAAAGTATCAAAAGCGCCAGCACCTGTTAAACCTGTTGGAAGTAGAGGCTCAACTTCTAGCGGGAATCCTGGTGAAATGTCGCAAGCTGATTTTGAAAAGTGGCTTTTCAAAAACACCAAGCGATAATTTAATCAATTCATATGCCGTGAGGCTATAGGAGAAAATAAATGTCTAACGTAATTGCTACAACGTCGGTAGTTGCCAAAACTGCTTTGGCAATCCTGAAAAACAACCTGGGTTTCGCCAAAAATGTAAATCGCACATGGGAGTCGGAGTACGGCGATAATATGTCGCGCGGCTATGCTCCTGGTCAAACGATTAACATTGCAAAACCGCCTCGCTATACTGTGCGTGATGGTCTGGTTGCTGTTCCTCAAGCTACTAATATCACTACTGTACCGCTGACCCTTCAGCCTTTCGGTGCTGATCTGTCGTTTACTGCACTTGAGCGCACTGTAAGTGTTACTGCCGACCGCCTGAAAATGGTTGTTGAAGCTGCTATGACTCCGGTTATCAACCGCATTGATGAATTGGGCGCTGATTTGGCTCGTTACAACACTTTCAATGCACTTAACCCGACCTATGCCGCTCCTAATACCGCCGCATTGGCGATGGCTGCTGCAACTGGCGTTAATCAGCGTTTGGATGAAATGGGCGCTCCTATTTCTCGTGATGGTAAGCGTACAATGGCTCTTAATCCAGCATTGAATGCTAACTTCATTACTGGTTTTAGCGGTCTGTTCAATAACCAATCGGTTGTTAGCGACCAATATGACACTGGTTTGATGGTTAACGCTCTTGGTTTCAAGTTCTTCATGGATCAGAACGTTGCCACTCACACCAATGGCGCAGGTACCGCTTCGAACGTGAACGGTGCAAACCAAACTGGCTCTACTATCACCGTAGCAGCGACTGGCGCAGGCACTATCACTCGCGGTACTCGCATCACTCTGCCAGGTGTTAATGCTGTTAACCCAGTTTCCAAGCGGTCTACTGGTCAGTTGGCACAATTCATCATCACCGCAGACGTTCCACAGGGTGCGACTTCGCTGCCGATTTCTCCGGCAATCGTTACTTCTGGCCCGTTCCAGAACGTGACTGCTTCGCCGACCACCGGCCAGCCGTTCGTTATCTTCGGCAATGCATCGACAAGCTACAACTGCAACGTAGGCTATCACAAGGATGCGTTTACGCTGGCTTGTGTGCCTTATGTGCCGTTTGCCAAGAATACTGGTGTTGATCAATCTACCGCAACAGAAGACGGTTTGAGCGTGACGGTAACTTACGGTACGGACATTACCAACTTCCAGCAAATTACTCGTCTGGATGTGTTGTGCGGTTATGCATCAACTTACCCTGAGTTGTCTTGCATTTACGCTAACTGATAGCACCCCGCTTCTTAATTGAGGCGGGATTAATTAAAGGAGAATTAACATGGCTGTTTATTTGACTGAACCGTATCAAGGTTTCCCGGCATCTGCAACGAATCCTGTTGTGCTGCCTCCGCAAACTGAAACCGTGCTTATTGCACAGAATAAGGCTACGGCTGCTGGAACTACTGGCGGTACAAACGTTGCAGGCGCTCCTGCTTATTACGCAACACAAGGCGGGAATAAAGCCTTGGTTCCTCAATCTGGTGTTGGTCGTGACGTAGCCAATATCAATCAAGGGCCGCTGATTAAGACTGCTATTCCGATGGGTTCGTTGGCTTTTGCAAGTTACGAAACCAATGGTACTGCTCCGACCGCTGGCACGATGTACCTGACTGAAATCTTCCTTGATTATGCTCAGACTTGGACAGGTATCGGCGTACTAAATGGTACGACTGTCGGCACTGATAACCATCTGGTAGCTTTGTATGGCGCTGATGGTACTCTGCTGGCTAACTCTGCTGTTGCTGGTGCTTTGTCTGCTGGTGCTTCGGCTTGGCAAGATCGTGCTTTCACTGCACCGATTACGCTGATTCCTGGCCGTTACTTCCTCGGCGTTCAATCCAATGGCACTACCGCAACTCTGCGCCATCTGGAAACCGCTTTGGGTGCGACTAACAGCACTGGTGCGCAAGCTGGTGTGTTTGGCACTGTTCCTGCAACATTGACGACCGTTCCTGTGACGATCACCAATGCGCAAGGCGTTCTAACTCGCCTATACGTGTAATTTAGCATTGCCTCCCCATTCGATTGAGTGGGGAGTTTAAGCAGAATTACATAAGGGGTTAAACATGGCCGCAAATCAAACACAAATCATGCTTAAAGGGATTATCCCTAGTGGTACTCCGGTAGTTGTTCAAGTACCAGTGACTATGCAATTGCCCGGTTCGATTACTCTAAAATCTGCTGCCGCTGGGAGATTGATTGAGCTTTCTACTGATGGTGGAGTTGAGTATTTTACTCCTGCTGTTGATGTCCAATCCGCAACAATGCAAATCCTCGTGGTAAATGCTCCAGTTACTCATTTCCGAGTGACAGGTGCTGCCGCAGACACTTACTTGGTGAGCTAACATGTCCTACCCTAATATCTTTCCGCAAGTAGCAACGAGTATCGTTCAAGGAACTACGACTAATGATAATGCCGCTGCTGGCATTCTAGGTGAATATGCATCTTCTGGCGTTGTTTCTACTACAGTATCTCTTACTACTGCCACGCCGGTAAACCTGCATTCTGTCTCTCTTGCTGCGGGGGATTATGACGTACAAGGAATTGGGGTTTTCCAAACGGCTGCGACAACCAGCGTCACAGGAACAATAGTAGGCATCTCGACAACTACCGGCACATTTGGCGCTGATGGTTCTTACACTAGGGATACATTCGCCGCTGTTGTCCCCGGCGCTGTTGAATGGCGAGATTCTTCTACTCCTGTATTCCGCATTAGTCTCGCCGCAACAACTACGGTTTACCTTGTTGGTCAATCCACGTTCACCGTAAGTACTCAAACTGCTGGCGGTGTGATTCGGTGGCGCAGAGTTCGTTAAGCAATACCTCCCTCCATCGCTGTGAAGTGCCGAGGGAGTTTCTAATAAGAGGTTTGCATGACCATCACTGCGGGAACGCTTATCAATGATGCATTGCTAGAGCTTGGAGTGCTGGCCGAAGGCGATACTCCAACTGCGGATATGTCTGCATCTGCATTACGTGTGTTGAATCGGATGTTGGATAATCTGAGCAATAGCCAATCATTTGCTTATTTTGCAAATCTCATAACTCGCCCGTTAACTGGAGAGTCGTCGTTTTATATCGGACCAGCGATTGCATTGCCGTTTTCAGTAAATCTTGCAACGCCTGCTACATTTACTTGCACAAGCCACGGATTGAATATAGGCGACACAGTAACATTAACAACTACCGGCGCGCTTCCTACGGGTCTTTCGGCAGGGACGACATACTATGTAATCACTGCTGGATTTACAGCTAATGCATTTGAATTGTCGCTAACAAGCGAAGGGACTCCGGTTAATACTTCTGTTTCTCAATCAGGTGTTCACACATTTACGCAGATTAGCTCTCTGACAAAAACGATTGCCCAACGTCCAATCGGAATTGAATCGGCCTATGTAGATCGTGGCGGGATTCATTATCCTGTCAGAATAATTGACAATCAACTATTCGATGGAATCATATATCCTGGCGCAGCAGGTGCAAATACAGTTTATGTCTATTATGAGGCAACTGCCCCTAATGGTATTGTGCATGTTTGGCCTTTGGCGTCTAGCTGCACTTTAGGACTTCGCGTAATCAATCAAGTTGTGAATTTTACCAACTTGACCACTCCGACAACTCTGCCGCCTGGTTACGAAGAATGCATAGTAAGTAATCTCGCAGTAAGACTTTCACCATTCTATCCTGCCGTGCAACTATCTCCGGTTACGGCA